TGCATTACCGTAGACCCGTGCATTACCGTAGACCCGTGCATTACCGTAGACCCGTGCATTACCGTAGACCCGTGCATCACCGGAGACCCATGCATCACCGTAGACCTGTGCATTACCGGAGACCCGTGCATCACCGGAGACCCGTGCATCACCGTAGACCTGTGCATCACCGGAGACCCGTGCATTACCGTAGACCCGTGCATCACCGGAGACCCATGCATCACCGGAGACCCGTGCATCACCGTAGACCTGTGCATCACCGTAGACCTGTGCATCACCGGAGACCCATGCATTACCATCATTGCCGAGGTTAGATTCTTTCTCAATAAATCCTCCCAGGTCTCCTTCTTCAACATCACCGAACGCCACCAGAGCCTTGATTCTGAATAGCTTTTTTCCAAAAATATTGGTCTCATATTCTGCTGTGAGTTCAAATTTTTTCATTCTGATTTTACCTCCAATTTCTTCACGCCTGGTCCCAACTCTTTCACCCAAACCACATGCTGAAATGGTTCTATGAGCTTGTCCCAGTCCTCCAGCACATAGGCAAGATGGGATTTGGCCTTCTCCTTCTTTTGGACGATCTTGTATCTGCCGTCCACCAATGTTCCATTTTGCGCGTATACTGTTACTGCCCCAATGGGAATCCCCATCAGCTTTGCTATCTGACCGGCTGCCTTGCTTTGACCAATCAGCCGGTCTTCGCAGTAAAGGTCGTACACATGTGTGATATATGCCATCTTTCTATCCTTTCTGGCTCTCCAGTAGCTCCCGTTCCAGTGTGTCAAAATCATAATCCCGCTGCTGAAAGTTCGTGAATCCGGTTGGCTTGGCTCCCGTCTTCTTCTCCGGTCTTGCTGCGTTCTGTGACCTCGATAACCAGCCATTCAAAAATCTCTTTGCACCGGCTCTCGTCTTCCGGTTCTTGGGATTCGATAAGCACCAGCCGGTAATGTTCCTGATTTCCTGTCTCACATCTATCCCCGGATAGAGCTGCTGGAAATTCTCCACGTCGTTCTCCGTGATCTCGTATGATGTTCCATCGTTCAGGAGGAAGCTTCCGGCGCAAGGCGATTTATCGTCCGGCACAGAAGGAGTATTATTATTACTTTCTTTCCTTCTTCCCTTCTTACTTTCTTCTATTGTTGCCGGTTGACTGCCGGTTGCTTGCCGGTTGACTGCCACTTGACTGCCGGTTACTGTGCCATCTGTCTGATATAGATTGTACTTTTTCACTGTAACTACGCTGAATTTTGAGTGCCGGTTGACTGCCACTTCCCCTGTCGTTTCAAGATGATTTAATGCGGTTCTTACATTCTTTACTGACAACCCTGTATCTTTCGCCAGACTGCTATAGGAAGTTACCAGCGATCCCCTCGGAACTTCTGTCCCCTGGAACCTGCCGTCCTTCCAGTTGGCTTTCAGCAGCAGGTGGATAAACAGCCGACAAGTGTTTATGTCCGAATACCATTCCCACTCAAGGATCCGGCGATCTATCTTGATATGTCCACCCATAGGCATCCACCTACAGGCCTGCTTTCTGATAGAGCTGCATCCAAGCTTCCATAGGCATCGTCACAAGCCATTCATGGTCGTTTTTACGCCACATAACCGTGGGCATGGTTCCGATCTTCGCCGCGTCTCTTTTTGCCTGTTCAATGGCTTCGTAGACGTTCAGATTTTCTCTCCGCTTGACCTCGATATGGATACCCGGAAGCCCTACCACATCCGCATCACCGTTTGCTCCGGCATACTGCTGACCTCTTCTACAAGGGTAACCGTAGCTGCGTAAAATCCTCGCCACTTCCAGCTCCCCGGCTTTCCCCTTCTTCTTCCCGTTTACCATGCTTATCCATCCTTTCAAATGCCGCCCACATAGGTTTGATCTTGTCCAGTACCCTATATGCTCTGGCAGTCTCTTGCGCTATATATTGCTTGCATTCCAGCTTTTCATCCGGAATACTTAATCTTGGTTTGTAATAACCATCCCCGACATTGATGATCGTGTCGTTGTCGCTATGCTCATTCCATTTACCGATCATCCGGCGAAGGCTTCTGTCCACTGCTCTGTTCCTTGGTCTCTCGACTCTGGACTCTCGCCCATAGCCGATTCGGTAAAACAGGTCTTCCGCAGCTTTCTTTTTGTCCTTCATTCTTCTCCTTTCTCCGGCGGTCTGAGCCGCCGGTTGAGAAACAATCTTGAAGATATATCCATCATGGGCTTTTGTGTGATATATTATCGCCCGGAGGTAACTGATCTTTTATTACGATTCCATAGACCTTGTACATCTTCTGGAACCGCTCATCGCCTAAGTTATGCCACATCGTATGATGTTCACGGCAAAGGCACATTTTCCGATATTCGGAATCATCAACCTTACGCCGGTCGTTTCCCATGCCGATAGAGTCAACATGATGGATCTCACCAGGCTTGCCGCACACGCAACATTTCTTTGCCTTCAGGCAGAAGTACAGATATCTTCCGATATCATCTGTCCGCTCAACACCAGATTCTGTCAACTGAATACCTGCAGTTATGGCATACTCCAGAATCGTATTGATAAACTCTCTGGCAGTATCCATCGTGCAATCTGATAGCGAAAAATACTCACATCCGGTATTGGCGATGTGTAGATACTTCAGCCACTCCTTCTGTTCTTCTGGAAGATAACCGGTATATGCTGCGATATCTCGGATCGTGGCATATGCTTTTTTCCTTTGCTCAACAGAGATGGTCCGGCCATCATCAAATCTGATCTCCGACTTTCGGATCCGCTTCTTCATGAGCATATCTTGCAGTTGCAGCTTGGGAATATGGATGATCAGATCCGTTCCCTCTGCTGTCTGCTTGACCTTCTGGATCTCAGCTACTGTGTGCACTCAGCATCATCCTTTTTCTTTTTATCTTTGGCTGTCTCCAGCACCTTAATCATCACGTCTGCCACATCTTCCCTGAGTTCTCCACCATACTCTGCACCATACTTCCGATACATCATCTCGATGTTCACATCCAACTCCTTACAGAGCTTTTCAATCTTCTCAAGTCTGGTCTTTCCTGCCGGTTTTGCAGGCGGAAGATCTTCCCCAGCGTAAATGTAAAGCCCCAGACCGTACATGGCAATGTTTTTTACCAGACACCGCATGATTGCTGTATTTACGTCAAACATGGTTGCCGCTTCCACCGGTTTCTCAATGTATCCGCCTGTCCAGCTTCCATTCTTGTACTCTTTTACCTGGTATGTATAACGCTCGGACTTCATGGCCTTGTTGGCTCCGTCCATCACCGGTAGCCACATAATCCGCTCTACTCCGTCAACAACCATCTTTGTCATAACCATGTAGCCGAGATCCGGATCTTCAAGATACGGCTTTCCATCAAACATCTGGATCTCGTATCTAGCATCCGGATATTTCCGCACAATCTCTGACCATGCCCAGCACCATGACAGGTAGTTCAGTCCGTTTTTTTTCTCAACGTGCTTGCTCACGTCCACACTTGCCAGTTGTCCAAAATCAACCATTTAACCTCACCCTATGTTCCCTTCTCAAATATCGCATCACGCAATCAGCACACAGCCTGTATCCATCAATCTCATAGCAGTCATCTTGTTCATATTCATCTGTTTCTTTATGGATCTTTCCTCCACATCCATCACAGATGATATACGGATCTTCTTTTATACACATGCTGCCATCTCCTCCAACTTCAGCCGGATCTGCGGTTTCTCTGTATCCAGCAGTTTGTATAACTGCCTTCCTCGTCTTGTCCGTTCTCTTATCTTGGCTCGGCACTCTTCACACAGCAGTCCCTCTCCCGGATCGAGGTTGCAACCGCAAGCATCGCATTTATACTTCCACATGATCCTCTTCCTTTACTGCATCCAGTCCCAGAGCCATGCGGGCAAGTCCTGCATCCAGATACTGTCTGGATACTGATGCGCTGTCGATCATCTTTCTTGCCATTTTGAGCTGCATATAATCTTCAAACTCACTTCTGGTAATGAGAACCTTGTCTTCGATTACCTTAAACATGTTCATCCTCCTATTCTCAATACTCCCGCCAGCACTACTGCCCAGATCATCAGGCACACCAGCAGGATAATCGCCCACTTACAATCTTTCATAACTCATATTCCTCGTAAATGATTCCTGTGATGATTACACAGGCAAGTCCGCCCGCCGCTGTCATCACTGCCCACGGAATGTCCTTGCTGTCGCATATCGCCTCTGCTGTCCACAGCATCCCATAGGTAAATAGGCAAAAGCTAAAGCCGCCAAACAGCATCCACAAAAATCTCATATGCAATAACTCCCAACGTTACCAGCCACACCAGTGCAAGCATCAGGCACAGGCGCTTCCAGAACAGTATCTTGTGCTTCAGCTTTCCAATAACCTCAGTAGCCAGTGTCTCCTGTGCTTCACTCCATGTTTTGACATTTGTACGCATAAGTCCCTCCTATAATTCTTCCCACTTAAAACGACCCTTACCGGAATTTCTCCACTGTCCAATGCCGCGAAACTCTCCGTAATCAAGCCACTCTCTGACAATCTTCTACAGTTTTCTCCCTCTCACTTCCTCGACTGCCGCCACCGCTCAAATTTCTCGGTCTCGATCAGTACCGGAGAGTTCCGGCTTTCCGGGCGAAGCTTAAATGCAAATGCCTGACCTGGATAATGGATCAGCCGGGATATACTCCCTCGACTGTATCCATACAGCCGCTCAATCTCGGTGGCTTTCATAATTTTCTTCGGATACTCCGTCTTTCTCACCTCCTACCATGACAGACCCTGTATCTTGCCGTTGTACGACCGCTTCTTGACGGTTGCCATAAGTTCCTCGCCGTCAAGATCGCACAGTTGCGAGTACCATTTGGATCGGAAGAATATTTCGCAATCCTTTTTCAACCGCTCATGTGCGATCTCGCCAGATTCAGTTTTCTTGCTGGCAGGCAACCGGAGATACCGTAATGCTCTCTGGTAATCTCTGACCGCCTGCGCTACGATCGCAAATATTAAGCGTTCCTCACCTTGCATGGTCTACTCCTTCTTTTTGCACTCTTCTTTTTTCTTGGAAAAGCTCTCTGTCTTGCCGAGAATGTATCCCTTGTCAAAGTCTGACATCTTCGGGATATTCTCTCTCAGCTTTTCGATGATTCTTTTTTCTTTTTCTGACATATACTCACTCCCTTCTGTGTGGTATACTCTCCTTGGGAAAGGAGGTATAAAATGATAACCTGGAAACAATATCGGTTAATGAAGTCCGTTCTCAAAAACAACGGAACCACCGCACAAGATACCGAGAATCACGAAATGTATAGATATTTAGCATCTAAAGGATTCTTGCACAAGCAACCTGTACGTGGGTATGAGGGCTATGTGGTCACTCAGGACGGCGAAGTTGAAATGAAAATATATAGGGAAGATACTTACCGTTTCAAAGTGACTACCATAATCTCATTTATTGCTCTTATCACAAGTATCGTTTCCACGATTTTGAAACTCTGTATCAAGTAGATCATCTGCAAGGTGTCCGAGTGGTATTTTCTCGCCGGGTTCTAAATGGATAGGATTTGGAAGCTCTAATCCATTTGTTTTCCCGGTAAGGACTGCCACTTTTAACTGATTTACCTGTTTCTGTAAATCTCTTACATAATCAAATAGATACTGGATATCTGATCTACTCAACTGTTTTACCTCCTCTCTTGTTGGTTACCTTGTAATCACATATTTTTGTGGTATCCTTTTAGTAAAAATATGTTAAAAAAGGATGACTTCATATGCTGTTATTTGCCATAATCGGAATCGCTGCTTTAAAATTTACATTAAATTTTTTCCGCCTTATTGGAACTCTCGTTATCTTCCGCATTTTTCGGAGACAACCGAATAATCTTGCTCAATATTGTCCTTTTGCGACATCCTTATTTAATTCTGCCGGAACTCAGCAGATTATTATTTCTACTGTCAGATCCAATGGGCTTAATCAAGCCAAAAAGGACTACATTTCAAATTCCCTGCACAAAAAGGACTCATATTATGCCTTGGAAAATATTTTTCAAAAAACCATCGGTGTGTACAAATTCAGAATGTTGGAAAGTATAAATCCTTTTTATTGGATTTTCCTTCCGATTCGCATTCTTGAAAATTTAGAGATTGAGATTCCCGAAATCGCGAAGCCTATCATTAATCTCATTTACTGGTTTCTTGGCGTAATTGCAGCATATTTTCTCGAAAAATATCTGGATCTTCATTTCCAGGATTTGGATGTATACATATCTGACATGCTGAAGTGAGAAAATCCCGTATGTCTTTCCTCTCTCCCTTGCTGCGGCACTTTCTCAGACGTATTGTCTCGTCAAACATAGCCTGGTAAAGAACCGCAACGATTTTTTCTTTGCTTGTCTCCGTGAACACAGGCTCGTCAAGCCGATTCATGTTCTCACCTCCTACTCCTTCAAAAAATGCTCAATACTTACTCCGAAGTAATCTTCCAGCTCTTTCATTATTACTTCTTTAATTCAAAGCCGACTGAATCTACCGTAACATTCAGTGTCACAGTGAACTCTGCAGGACATCCTGCAGAGTTTTTCAACTCGTAGTCCTTCACATTCCGAATCTCGCAACCGTCTAAAAAAACCTTTCCATCCGGTGTAATCTTCAATTTTTGAAAATCTTCCATCTCTTCTCACCTCCATTCTGAAATTCAATTTAATTGGATTTATCGGGCACAAAAATAAAGTCCATAGGGATGCCGGAAAGCTCACTCATCTTTCTAAGCTGAGATACCGTTGGTTCGGTATTTCCTTTTTCCCAATTAACAACGGTTTTGTTGGAAACCCCTATTTTTTCAGCCCATTCTTTCTGGTTACATCGTGCATTTACACGTACCGCTTCCAAACAAATCTGTGGCATTTCTTATCTCCTTTCTCAATTTCTGACTTTATTATAATTCAATATAATTGGATTGTCAACACTAAAATTCAAAAATATTGGATTTAATATTGAATTTTTTTCAATTCTGATGTAGAATATTACATGTAAGGAGGAAAGTGCAATGACAAATGAAGATCAGAAAAGGATCTTCTCAAAAAATCTTTGCAGGTATGTTGCCGCAAGCGGAAAGCAGCAAAAAGAAGTCGCCAAAGAACTTGGAATAAATGCAACCACATTTAATATGTGGTGCACAGGGAAAGCAATTCCAGGAACCGGAAAGTTAGGAACTCTGGCGAAATATTTCAGAATTGGTCTTTCAGATTTGGTTAATGAAAAAACCGAAAAGGAATTTAATGCGGAGTTTTCTGATGTGGTAATGAAAATTGGTCTGACAGATAAAAGATTCATGAATATTATTCTTGAATATGACAAGCTACCGACTGATAAAAAAGATTTGTTATGTGATTTTCTTGAGAAGTTTGTTTTCTAAGGCACATGGGCAGGAACTACTTTCCTGCCCATTCTTCTTTATACCCTCTTTTCACAAACCAATAAATAAGATTCAGTATTTTTTCACTATTTATCTTCTGCACCATGTCAATGATTTCTTTCTTGTAGTCCATGTGTTCCCTCCTATCAAAAGTAGCAGATGTATATTGTTTTACTTAATCTTTACTAAAATTATATTATGTGATATGCTAAATTATACCAAAAATTATATATCGAGGAGGTATGTGTTATGGCACTTACAAATTGCCCGGAGTGTGGTAAGGAGATCTCCGATCAGGCAGACAAATGCCCGAATTGCGGGGCACCTACACGCAAAGAAGCGGAGGAAAAGAGCACTAAAAAGAAGACACGTGGTTGTCTAGGCACTGTTCTTATAGTGTTTGCACTGCTTATTTTGATTGGAGCGTTTGGATCTATGCTGTCGTCTGACGATAAGCCCACAAAAGTAGACAGCGGAGATTCAGCGGAAGCCACAGAAGAGGAAAAGACAGAATTTGCAGTCGGGGAAACAGCAAGTCTGAATGATGTGGAAGTTACGCTTGTATCAGCAGAGGAATCTAACGGTACGCAATTTCTGGCACCAGAAGCTGGCAACATTTATATCAATCTGTCATTCGAGATTACCAACAATTCAGACAGGGATATCACAGTCAGCTCCATGCTCAACTTCGAAGCATACTGCGATGATTATTCTGTAAATCAGAGTATTTCTGGAGCAGCATCCAATAGTAACGGAAAAGTTACACTTGATGGAAATGTTGCATCCGGGAAGAAAATGAACGGGATCATAACTTATGAAGTTCCTGAAGATTACCAGAGATTGGAAGTATCATTCACACCGGATTTCTGGAAGAGCAAAGATATCAAATTTGTAGTCACGAAATAATAAAAAAGCTCCCTGCGCCAACAGGGAGCCGACTGCACACCAAGGTGCAGTGTATTACCTACACCCATATATTACCACCTGGAATGCAGTCACGCAAGAGATAATGTCAAGAATTGTCGAAAAAAGTCGGCTGTATTTTTTATGCCCAAAAACAGGAGGTAAACGGGATGGCAAAGAAAAAATATACAATGGGAGCAGATGGATATTACCGGACGAAGGTATGGGACGGAACCTACAACAAAGACGGCACGAAGCACCGGCAGAACCTGTGCAGTAAGAAGTCCAGCAAGGATCTGGAGAATCAGGTGGAAGCATTCAAGAAGCAAGTGGAAGAATCGCTGCGGAAAGGACAGATAGCTACACAGGCAAGTGATATGTCCGTGTACGAATACGCACAGCAATGGAAGAAAACCTTTAAGCAGACAAGGGAAGCGAACACACAAGCTATGTATGAGAATATCATCGAGAAGAAGATCGTTGCCCTGTCTGGAGTAAAACTGTCGGAAGTATCCCGTATCCACTTCCAGCAACTGATAAATAATAATGCGGATCACCCGCGCACCTGCCAGCAGATCCAAGTCACATTTAAGCAGATCATAAAGAGTGCGATCTGGGACTCTCGCTTGCCTGCAGAAGCCTATGACCGTATCTGTTCGGAGATTTCTGCACCGGAATATAAAGCACCGAAGAAGCGGCCGCTGACAGCTCTGGAGAAGGAAGCAATCAAAAAGGCAGACTTCACGGACCGGGAACGCTGCTACGTGTATCTGATCTACGGTCTGGGACTGCGCCGAGAGGAGGCTCTGGCACTCTGCCGGACAGACATCAACTTGCAGACCCGGAAAATCCGGGTGCATACGGCAGTCACCTTTGTCAGAAATGATCCGATTGAGAAGGGTCCGAAGTCGGATAACGGATACCGTGAGATCCCAATGCCAGATTTCCTCTGCCAGTTTCTGAGCGAGTACCTACACGGTAAGAACGGATATCTGATCCAGAAGGTTCGGGGCGGTGGCAAGCTGACAAAATCATCATTCCGGCGCATGTGGGATTCTATCCGGGACAAAATCAACATTGCCGCTGGTGGAAATTCGGTGGTTGATATGGTTCCAGGTCTGACCTCTCATGTGTTCCGGCACAACTTCTGCACGGAGCTGTGCTACCAGGTCCCGAAGATCTCCATCAAAAAGATAGCGGAGATCATGGGAGACACGGAGAAGATGGTTATGGACGTGTACAGTCACATCCAGGAAGACAAAGAAAAGACCGCTGAAGCCGTGGAATCTGCCATTGGATTTTAGGACAAAATCTGGACATTCGGGTTAAAAAGGACACGATCAGGACATCTACTTTCGCTTATTTTGTGTTACTTAAAGCACTTTCAAAATTGTAATTTCAGGGATTTTCAAGACGCGAAAAACGTTTAGAATACAAGAAAAAACCGCCATTCAGAGGTTTTCTGAGTGACGGTTTTTTGTGTGAGGCATCGGGGATTCGAACCCCGGACAACTTGATTAAAAGTCAAGTGCTTAAAACACCATTTTCGTCCGAAATATCAACGTTTTTGACGATTGGCGAGGACAAAATAAGGACATCTCAAATCTTTAATGTTTGTGATTATATCGCATTATAGATGATATGTCAATCAGAGTTTATTCCCTATTGTAATGACCTGCACCATAAAATTATGCCTGCACAACTACTGCGTCAAAGCCTGCTTTCTTCAGTTTGTCAGCCTGTGCCTGTGCATTTTCTTTTTTGCTGTACGCACCTACTTGAACACGGTACAGAGCTTTTCTGTCACCCGTGGAAGTTTCCTCGCCCTGTTCTGCTTTATCCGTTTCCGGTGTAATCTGCACGCGCTCTCCGGTGATTCCATACACGATAGCATCAGCCATCTCCTCATAGGAATACAGCTGCACATCATCCTTGTCGTCCACAAAGCAGCACTCCAACAGCAGTGCCGGTGCCTTACTTTTTTTAAGCACATACAGTTTCTGACTGATCTTCACACCACGATTTTTAAAGCCAAGATTGCTGATTGCCTGGCAGATCTTCTCAGCAAACGCTTTTGCCTTACTTGTCGCAGAATAAACATAGCACTCTACACCAGTGGTCTTACCGTTTCCACCTTTATCGCCTGCTCCAGAGTTGAAGTGAATGGAAACATCCAGATCTACTGCATGGGCATTGCATTTCGCAATGATCTTTTTCAGCACATCGACCTGCCCTGTACCGTTATCGACCGTGCAATCATAAACGATGTGACCAAGCTGCCGAAGCTTACTGATCACCTCATCTTTTACTCGTCTGGCCTCGGTTGACTCATTGATAAGACCTACTGCTCCGCAAGCTACCTTTCCAGCCGGATTATGTCCAGCATGTACATTGATTCTCATACTCTTCCTCCTTGTATTTTGATAAAATTATTATGTGCTACAACTTAATTACCATAATACCCACTTTATAAGATTTGAGAGGAGGATCGCATATGCAGAAAAAAGAACAATTTAAGAATGAAATTTTGTTAAAAATGAAATATCATCTTGGGAAAAATGAGCTGGCAATTCTGGACGAAGCTCTGTCGGAGAGCCTGTACCAGGTAGACATCATAGACGCAATAACACTTCCGGCTACAGTTGCCGACAGCAATGAGCCACTGTTTACGCATATTGTTGGAGACAAAAGTAAAGTGCTTGGAAAAGGTGGAATTTTCAAGGAGATCAAAGACATAGCCAAAAGATGCGGTATAAATAAAAGAGTGTATCCGCAGCTCTTTAGATCTACTACTGCAACAAATATTGTGCGGCGCGGTGGTACGGCTGATGATTCCGGTTGTTATCTCGGACACAAAGGATCTGATGTAACAAGAAGACATTACATTGCGGAGAAAAATCCAAGAATTGTATTCTTCAGATTTGTGTATTCGATGTAGCTCTGCAGGGCGGATTTCTCCGCCCTAACTGTGAACTAAATGAGAAGTTTCGATAGCATTATTCTCAGATCCGACAGTCCTCTATTATTTTTTAATACGCTCATGATATCCTCCCGCTCTATCTTCCAACCGCCCCATAAAGGGGCGAGATTGGAAGATCAAGCGATAATGAAGCCGGGGGCTACGCCATAGGAGGCGGCTGCGCCACCGCCATCTCTGCTGGTATAGCCGTCTCTGCTGACAAGGCAGAAGTTGGTGTCGTTAAAGGCATACGGGGATGCCAACCACCAGTTCACACGAGAACCACTTGCTGCAGCTCCTTTCCCAAGCCCTTTGACGATATGACGGTATGAATGGGCAAAAATCGGAAGCTGGATGCCTCCGCCATCAAAACCATCAGACCAGTTATTTCTGCCAAAAACTTCTGTTTCCTGAAGTAGCCACAGTTTTCTAGATGCCCATGCCCAGCCGCTTTTGTTATTATCCATTCTCCGAACTTCTTTCATTACTGATTTGAGATCAGCAGGCAAGGTGTTGTAAATGGTTGTATTGACCGTTTTTGCCAAAGCCGAAGAAGCGTATCCTCCGGTGTTGGTGTGGCTGGAGTTCATCTGATACGTTGTCTTCAGACAATCTCGGAACGTAAAATACAAATGCGGATCAGTTAGAATGTCTGAATCACCTACATTCATGTAGGTATTAAATCCTGAAAGATCCACCCGTACATCTTCACCGGTTGAAAGAACAATGTCCTTGTAATCTCCGATATGTAACCCGGAGAAATCCTCTGTCTTAATCTTGGCAGATAATTCAGCCCACGACATTGTGATCTCTTTTCCGTAGCTGTAAGTAGCTGCTCCAAGTAGAGGACCATTGATATTCTCATTTAGTTCACTAAATCCATTTGCGACTCGATTCTCAAAATCGTTCATATTTTCTGCAGAAAAAGCGTCACCTTCTTCCGAAATCATTCCTTCAGATCTGGCAACAGTCACCAACTCAGATGTTCCATCTGTTTTTGTGAGTGATCTTCGTGTTGGAAATTCGCTGATACGGTCTTTCCAAATTTTTTTAATAAATCCCATGTCTTCCTCCTATAATAAAAATCCAAATTCGTCACCAGCATATATTTCAGATCCGGCATAATAATGGAAGTTATTTAATAATATTTGATAAATATCATCCAATATCTTTTCAATATTATTAACTTTCTGATAATCATTAACCGGTTTTTCTGGTACTGCAGGTGTGTCGGGATGGTATGCTCCTGCGTCTCTTATTGCCTTGACATTACTTAATAGATTCGCAAAATATGATTCATTAACCAACTCCGGTATTCCATCTGCATAAGTGTCAAGTGACAGCTCTAATACATCGCTTAAAAGCTGAATGTTGTTCTCGATTCTCAGCAAATCCGATTCGTTAAGAGATCCCTTCATACCTGCAAGCCACTCTGCCTTTTGTTCGTCCGTAAGGCTGTTCCAACCAGTTTGATTATAGAGCACAGCTTTGTCCACATCAGTCTGAGTCCGATCTGTCACTGCTTCTTGCCACAGATTCACGGTATCCCTCCACTTCTTCTTCCAACTCCATATTTTTCTTTTTTAATTCCTCGTTTTCCTGCTGCAACTTTTTGACAATTGCAGTCCAATATGGATTGATCGGGTCAAGATTCATAGCAAAAAATCACCTCCAGCATACAGTTCCGATCCTGTATAGTAAAATGTTGTAACAACGGTATTATATCCTCTGCATGTAGCAATTCCAATAAATCCTCCAGTCAAGTCGATATCCTGGGATTCCAATAATGTAGTAGACACCATTCCTTTTGTGTCTTTTACATTAAGCCAATTCCCGACCTTTTCAGTATCCACAAAAAATTGCATTTCTAACTTCTTGCGAAGCTGTAAATAGGATAAAAGAGATTCTAGTTTTTCGGTAATCTGATCAGAATTGTAAAGAGTAATTGTCCCATACTCTTTTATATTCTCTGTTTCTCCGCCCTTTACAACGTTAGACAACATTTTTTTAAATGTGTTTTTTTCATACTGTTTCCCAGTAATCGTACATTTACCGGCTGCATCCATATTGATAACAGCGTAATTATGTTTCGCCTCACGCAAAGATCCACCTGATACGGAGACAGTCGCCGGATCACACGGAGAGGAAAATTCAACTGTGGATACTCCCGCTGGCAGATCATCGTCATAAAGGTTCTGCGCATCGCTTTGAAGTAGGTATGTTGCGCTTTCTATTGAGACACCACTGACATAATCATCAAGCTCTATTGATGTTGTACCATATATTTTTCTGTCAGGACCAACTTCTTCTGTTACATATCGTGTAGGCTTATAAACCCTTATAGTGTCAGATCGGCTGTCGTCCGCAAGTGCACTAATAGCAAAGCATACCATTTTCAAAGCTTCTCTGCAGGTTTGGATTTCCAAATGGCCAGACAGCAATATATCATATAAGTCAGAGTCGATCTCATATTTATCAATTCCTGCTGCAACAAATATGGACTCCATTATTTTCCCAGCTTTTGCATTTTTATACACTTCTCCATTTCTAAATATGTATCTGTCCATTTTACCAACAGAATCTATCAGCGAAAAAGTCGCTATGTTATCGCTAAATTTTTGCTCATCAATATAATACGTTCCCATTTCGATTTCTTTGCCGTCTTTAGTCTGTGTCAACCAGATTGGTTGATCTCGCTGTACACTTTTCCACGATCCTTCTGCATTAGCTATGTCAAAATCATACCGTTCATCGTGTATACTTATTTCTGCCGTGTTTATTGCAAGCGTATCAGATGTCTCGTCCACTTCTTCATGTACACTGGCAGACATTATAAGTGCATCTGTCCATTCCAGATATTCACCATACAAAATATACTGTAATTTTATATAGCGATCCGGCAATTTAGTTTTTACAAACTTAATTATAATTTTTCCGTAATTTTCAACTTGCTTTTTGCAAAAATATATTAAACTATCTGGGCAAAAGGTCTTATTTGTAATTTTTATTCCTGCAAGATCATACCATGTTATATCGATTTCCTCTGGATACTCATCAGAAAAATATAAAGTTATACCTGCAGACGAATGGTTTTTTGTAAATGTTACCGTTATTACTGGTACATTCAAAAAGGCGCAATCGTCTCCAGATTTTTCCGAACTCCAAAATGCAACATTTTCCGGTACATCCGGCATGATTTCTTTTTCTCCATTTAAGACAAATTGGTTCTTCTCGATGGTTCCCCAATCTGGAATAGAGATAAAATCATCTTTTTCAAATGGTTCCAGCGATCCTATTTCCTGTTTTCCAGAGATGGCAAGGTTTGCATCTGCTATTGCCGTAACATCTGAAAACCTCATTCTTGCAAAGCAACTTGTTTTTGCCATTCTTGCCTCCTATGGTTTCTTGTATGGTTTCTTGCTTGTCATCTTCCATGTAAGGCTCTTAAATTCTGCCCCTGACTCAAATACTTTTTCGATTTCATCCGCGATACTGGAAAAATATCCATAAAAAGAGAAGTTTCCATTTGCATCTGGAAGAGTGACTTCGTGGAACCGGTTGTCTACATCTGTGATATGCTCAAATAGCTTGTCATAGGTTGCCTTATCATTTATCGTTCCAATGGATATTGTATAATTTTTATAAACTCCGATTGTCTCGATATGGACATCTCCGTCTTCTGTTCTGTTTGCGTACTTTTCCAAAAAGTCAGCGGTTCTTTTAATCGACACTAACGGGATGTTATAATTCACCCCGTCAATGACAAGCCCCCTTGTATATTTTTGCTCCATAAAATTCACCTACTTTGTAAATGAGAGTCCCACACGATTATTCTCAGCCTCCGAATAAGGATGCATCAACCTTGCAAATGTCTTACCATCAACCTGCAAATAAACAGGACCTGTCTGCGCTGCTGGAATCTTGTCCGCGATTCTGTTCGCAAATTCGTCCAGATAGCCAAGATTATTTTCCAAAGGCAACACTGCTTCTCTCCCGGCCTCTCCAATCTTTGCAAGTGTAGCTCCAGAAGTGATTCCACCATTCGCCAGTGCCGGAACTTCAAGCCTGCCAAACGTTACATGTGAAATCTGCGGAGCATCAAAATCAAAGCCAGGAATCTTGTTTGCCGCATCTACTGCAGCTTTGATAATTGCATTGATTCCATCAATGATAAAATTTATCAAAGATTCAAATGCTGTAATGATTGCATTCACAATATTTATAGCAAATACGCAAAGATCATGTAATGCAGATTTAAAATCACCAGCAAATATATCTTTGACAAATTTACTAAGAGCGGCAAACGCATCTTTTAAAAATCCAACTGCTTCCTGCAATTTTCCAGCTCTTGCAAGGGCCACAACAAACAGAGACGCCAATATAGCAATGGCTCCAACCACAACCGCAGCAGCTCCACCAAATACAAGGAAAACCCCAACTATAAGTCCAAAAACCGAAACCAATAACAAGCTTATATTCTGAACATTCAAGCCATTTTCGTAAATATCTTTGAATGCCAACACAAGTCCAGCTATTCCGGCTACGATCAAAGCTATTCCAGCTACCGCAGGGCCAAACAACGCATATAAACCAGCAAATACCAACGAAACACCAACGATATAACCAATCAGTCCTTTCCAATCTACACCGTTATTCCACATGTGTAAGTAGCTGTATATTGCCAGTGCTGCACCGGCAATAATAAACAGTATAGACAAAATTTTACCAAGAATTGGATTTACAGCCATAAGTTTTGTCAAGAAATCTGTAAGTTTCCATGCAAGAAAAGCTGCTCCGATCAGAACGACAAACGGAAGAATAGCTTCCAGTATCGCTTTGACCTTTTCCAACAGAGAAATGTCTGCATCAGTAAATGGCACTTCCTCAAATGCTCCTGCACCAGTGATTTCTCCGCCTCCGCCTGCTCCTCCAGTTGATCCGGTATCCTGCTGAAGAACATCAAGATCATCAAATCCTGCCAGTGATGTTTTGGCTTTATCCGCAGCTTTTGAAGTATTCTGCAATGACTTTGCGTAATTCTTCTGCTGTTTGACCGCTCTGGTCCATGTGCTTTTACCGGATACAAATGCGGCAAATTTGCTTATCAGATTTGCTGCTGTCGTAAGCCATCCGCACAGAGTGGTCAGCGCAGGAACAAACAAGTTTAAGATTGGTGCTGCCGCAGTTGCCATTGAATTTTTCAGAGTTGCAGCCGAACTAGAGAAGTCAGACATAGTCTTATTGTACTCAGCGGAGTACTGAACATAATTCTTCAGCCCCTCCTGAATCCCAGATACCATAGCTCTGAATGCTTTTGCGATAAGCGAAAAGATAAAGATTCTCTTCGCAAGTCCAGCAATTCTCTTTCCAAGCTTTCCAAGAGCAGAGCCTACGCTGGAAGAACCTTTTGATACCTCTTTCTGCTTTTGCTTTAATTCCTCATGTTTCTGCTTTAAAACTTCCAGGTCTCTGCTTGTCTGCCTTATCTGCATATCAAGATTTGCATATCCTGATGCTGCAGTTGGATCAATAAACGCGCCACCAGAAGCTTCAAGTTCTTCCTTTTCAGCCTTTGCATACTCAATCGTTTGCCGAAGTTGCTCTGCATCGTACTGCATAGCCGAAAAGGTATTACTTGTTGTGCTTTTTCCAAGATCCTGCCACTTCTGCATTCTGTCTACAAGAGTGTTCAATTTCTTTTCAGACTCTGCTATCTGATTCTGGATTTCTTTATATTCATCTGTTGGTATTCTCTGCTCCGATAACTCTTTCTGCTTCTTTTTCAAATTTTCCAATTTGTCAGACGTTTTTACAATTCTGTTCTCCAGCGTAGACATTTTTGAGTCTGCACCATCTGTGATGATTTCTGTATTGATATAAATGCTTCCGTCATACTGCATCAGGTGCACCTCCTAAATTCTTCTACTGCCTTTTTCTCTAACTCTTTTCTGGATTTTGATTTTGCTGCAAACTTGTCATACTGGTCGATTTTCTCTTTTTCGTCATCGTCATATTCTTTTTCTATAGGCTTAGAATCCAATGCATATATGACCTTGGCTTTAGCTATGACCTCTTTCTCCTCTTTACTCATCTTGCTAGTAACTTTCTTATTACGTATCGCGATTACCTTCAAAAAAGAGGAGGATTCGTCCGGCATATTCCACAACATTCCACAAAATTCCCACCAATGCATATCTGCCTCATTGAGATTGATCCCGTAAATCTGGCGAAAATCAGCATATATTCTCCACTGATCTATATTATAATCTACCAGTCGTTTTTTATCGCTTTCGCTCGGTTGCCGATCATGATACCATCCGTTCAAAAACCATTTAATGCAATCTTCAAGCTCATCTATATCTTGCGGATGATCTCGCATATACAGATTTCCGCTTTCATCTTCGTCTTCAAACAGCAACTCAATGATAAGGCTCGACTTTTCCAAATTGGTCAATTCCTCATCGTAATATATGAGAGATACCTGTATTCCGACTTGGAACCATGTATTGATCTTATAGCCATTCCACTCATCCGGGAGTGGATGAATCAGAACATTATTCATGTTTGTATCCTTGGATCATGGTCCTTTTATTATACTTGCTATTTTTGCCACGATTACGAGCATTGTATCTGGATTTCACGCTCTGGAATCTCTGTCCAAACAATTCCGTCATAACCGGGATCAGTTTATCGACAAGTTCTACCAGTGCAGCCTCATCCGGGATAAAATACTCGTCCATCTCGTAATTTTCCCGGTACACATTTCTTACCGTTCCCTGACCAAATACTAAGTCAAGCTCCTCGATACACTTTTTCAGATAAGATACATTCATACGGCTTCTATCAATAATTTGCTCGGTATCTACATTCTCTCCACCGTTGTAAACAATCTTTCTGCCTGTATACTTGGCATCCATAGCCTTTTTCTGTTCGTTTTGCTCGTCTGTGATTTTGTTGAGCCGGTCAATAAGCTGCGCAAATTTCTCTGCTGTCCGGCCATCTGCAACATTGATTTTCAACACGGTAATCAAATCACCGTTCTCTTTTTTTACAGCAATCTCTTTAATACCATTATCAAGGATAAGCTCCTGCATTTTGTCCTCCTTCAAATAAAGGCTTGCCAAAAAGCAAGCCCTGTGATTTATTTCGTTGCCCAGCTATATTCTCCTGTTGCACTGATTGTAACAGTTCCAACTTCGACATCACCGTTGCCATTGATCTGGATAGATGATGTCAGCGGATCTCCACCCTGTCCGCCAGTACTGGACGCGCATACAGTAACCGGTACCTTGATACAGTCTCCAGTCATGCTATCGCCGGACTCAGAAAGATCAGTCTTATAAAACCGGTAGTAATATGTCTCGCAGTCTGCTCCTGTCGGGAACATCTTAAAAATCTTGTTGATTGCAGTCTGCACCTCATCAGAGATAAATTCTCTTTCCGGTGTCATGGATAAACCATATCCTTTTACCGTAGAGGATTTGGACTTCATGTTCACGTACTGGGTGTCTGATGTATCCGGTCCCCAGTCCTCAGTGATCTCGGAAAATCCATTTCCAAGCTCTACGATTTTAGGTGTCAGACCGCTCATCAGAGTTCCGATATCCAAGAGAGATACCATATTTGTTCTATCCTGTGCCATAAAAAATCCTTTCTACCTATATCTGTTAAAAGGTGTGTAGGTTAGCAGCTGCTTTAGACAGCAGCCGGAATTTACATGCTTCTTTTTTTGAATGTATTAGTATAACGAGCAGTCACCGGAAGAACCCAGTCCTGCACGCCGTTTGCTGTCGGCTCTGCGGCGTATACGTTATCCCACATCAACTCATTTATCTTTCTTCCATCTGTCATGGCTGGATATTTTTCCAGCATATACGTTTCCCCGTCAATGGTAACAATTTCTCCTGCGAGCCACTTTCCCATTGTCTCCAGAAATTCGGCAATGGTAATCTTATAAGATTCTTTCTCTGATGCCGATGTCCTGTACACAATGTAAAATGGATACTGGCATTTCTGCACTACCGTACCATCAATGTACTTTGTCTCGGAGTAGATCACAGATCCATTATTGCTGGTAAAGATAATCCCGGTATCTTCTGAGGATTCCTCAAATTTGATTCGTTCATCTTCGTACAGTCCAGGATACTGGTTAAGCAGATCTTGGACAGCTTTTATAATAACCGTATGACCAGATGTATCATATTTTACAGGCTTTTCCACATTATCCGCCTCCTGCCGTCTTCTTTGCTGCCTTTACCCATTTCTTACCATCTACTCTTTTTGCCGCATCGAACCAATGATCCGTAGCTTTTGGATGCTTATCACGCGCGTAATTCAACGGGCGATCTGTCGGGACAAGCTTTGCATCTTTCCGGAATCTAAAAATATAATCTCCAGCTCCTGATCCTGTCGGGATCTTTGCTGGTCCTTTTCCTGTCTCGCTGTCTACCATGACTTTTCCTTCGTACAGGCACCGCCCCTGCGGACGAAATCCTGCACAGACCATCCCAGTGCCCTGCAATGATGCGCTGTGAGCGCGTGTGACGTTGATAAACGTCCCATCCTGCATAGGCATAAAAGGTATCATGCTGTTCATTACATTTCCGTCCAGCTCATACTGGGCGCGCTGAAACTGCTTGTTGAACCGTGACATATCAATATTGAGCTTGATATCGCCCTGCACAACGGAATAATCTTTGAAGTGTTTAATATTACTTCGTGCCATGATTATTTACCCATAATCTCAAAATGCGGGATAACCGTGTACGGATCGCTTACACTGGTAATTTTGTACACACCATCCTTGTTGGCATTCATGTAAGCATAAAAACCCTCATACCGCCTGTCTTGATAGTCTGCATCGTTCACAGGTCCCTTGTCCCATTCTCCCTGCCAGAAGAAGTCCTTCGGAGAGATCCGGATACTGTTTGCAAGTCCTTCGTTTGTCTGTGCTTCCCATGCCTTTTCTTTCATCCACAGAAGCATTATGCCGGAGCTGTCCGGTATCACGATACTTCCGTCTTGCATCTGGTAACGGATATGGAGCTTTACGGAGTCTGACGACTCTGCGCCGTACTTCGCCTGGATAGCTGCACGATCCGCAATCACATCAACGCCAGAAAGCACATGCGGATACCATGTAACCTCACCCGTAATCTTGCTTTCATATTGATTAAAAAGTGTGATCGTCTTGCCATACATGGTTTATACCTCGCATAATGCCTCTGAGAATTTGTCTGAAAATGCCTTGATTCTGACAATGTTTCCTTTGCACTCTTCCGGCACTTTCCCGTAAAAGATAATGCTTTCTGGATGTAACCTGTCGATCATGGCATTATAGCCGGACATAAACAGCTCTTTCTTTGCTTTTCCATTCATGCAGCCAACCGAAGACACTGCCACGGTTCCGCCCTCTGGCTCCCCATCAAAGCACCAATCATAGGAATCCGGAGTGCTCCATGAGATTGTCGGAATCACTTTGCATCCTGCTTCTTGCAGATATGCGCCGACCCAGTGCTTCCGGTAATGATTGTAAATCTGAATAGCTTTCGGAAAATCAGTGTAAGTGCTGAAATCCGGTGTCAGAACATATCGAAACCGGCTCAGCTTCTCCACATACCTGTCAACATTTATCCACAGTGCATTGAATTGATAATCATCAAGGAAGAAATGAACCGCTTTATCTTCCGGGTTCTTGCAGTTGACTCTGGCATAGTTAAATCCGATAAATTCACACTCGCCATCAAATGTTTCTGGCTGTAACTGCGGTATGCCGTATTCTCCAACACCATCAAAGATCCGGCGATTCAAATTCTCATATGCCATGCTGTTTGATTTATCTTCCATTACTTACGCTTTCTCTTTCCTTTATACACAAATTCAAGATTTTTTCCTGTCCAATCTACATCATTTGCTTTTACCGTCGATTCAATGACTTTTACTCCCGGCTTTGGTCTGCCGAGTGGAGTCTTTGTCCATTTTTCCGCTTGCGCCTTAGACAAAAATACCCAGTCATTTTGATTTATACTATCCCCAATAGTGGCTCTGTATATTTTTACGTTTGAATCTCTGCCCTTGATAGAGTTAATCTGTGAAATAGCTTCCGTGGCAAGTTTATTTCCGACTATCTTTTGTGGCAGTCCATCTATTTTACTTTTCATATCGGAGACATTTACTCCACTACTACTCGCTCTTCCGGACCCTAAATTTTTCCCTTGATAGTCTAATCCACTGCTTCCACCACGTCCGCCCATAAGATCACTCCGCTTCTACTTCAGGAATACCTGCAATACTGGTAGCTACGGATAAGATGCCAGCCAGAACGGATGCAGAAATTACCATCTTCCAATCTACACTGCCAAGAACCGAAGCTGTTCCAACGCTTGCCACAAAAGTCTGCGCTACAGTTTTCACAGCTCTTACTCCTGCATTTTTCAACCACTTCTGTGTATTTACAGACACTTTAAATACGCAATTTTTAAACATATTTACCTCCTTCAGATTGGAAGCACTCTGGCTTCCTGCATACATCTCTGGATTTTTGGGATCTGGATACTGAACCAGTCCACCATTTCCTCATTCACCGCCCAGTTGTCAGCCTTACCGCTCGAAGTATCAAGACCGGACTCAAACAGAAATGCATGTATGATTTCATGCCGTGTCACCTGTCTCACGTATTCAAGCATATTTGCTTTTGTACCAGGCTGTTTTTCTGCATAATGCATATCATCAACCACAATGGTCCTCGTAGACGAATCCATATACCCGTCCATCTCTTTTAATGCCGGATTATTCGTTCTCCGACCCGTATACAATTTTCCACTGTGATCCTAAAATGTTGATTTTACAGTCCTGCATAAAGAATCGGGATTCCTTCATCGTCTCTTACTCCCATCAGTAACGGTAAAGCCGTCTTTAAGAGTAAGTCATTGGTTTTCTGCATGTCTCCGGCTGCTGCATATACTGCATTCCATTCCTTTGCGCTTGCTCCAATCTGCTGCGGTGTCGCATAGGATATGGATTCGCTGCCGGATGATACAGAGGTAATAATTCCGGTCGTACTGCCATTGGTTCCTACCGTAGTAGTGCTTCCGCCAGCAGCAGCCACGGAATTTTTCTCTGCGAGATCAAGCTCGTAGATTTTATCAGCCAGTGCACAGACTGCCTTTTTGATACGCTTTTGAGAGCGTTCATTTGATGGCAGTCCACCCGCCAGCCTGTCAAAAGTCATAACATCCACAAAGTCGGAAGCCTGCTCCGCTACCCGCGGGAAGTCAGATTTCGGCACGACACTGCCAAAGTATGAAGTTGTGTAAAAATCATAATCTACATATGCCATGCCGTGGTCTCCTTAACCTCTTGTGATGATCTGTGCAATAGCGATTGCTTTGATTGGGAAATACTTCTTGGAAGAAGTAGCATTGTTGTTTGCCAGCTCCCAGTTTGTGCCACTTTCAAGCTGCTCTTTTGTCGGTGAGACAATGCCGCTCTGCTTGAAACTGATACCGTAAGGGGAGAAGATCTTTCGCTGCCTGGAATACAATGTATCCTCTCCGCCGTTCTTCGCCGGGTCTCTATCCATCTCATACGGAACCTTTGCGCCGCAGTTGGTATACTCGATTGCGCCCTGTCCAAGAACGTAAGTGGTATACGCGGTGTAAGTGTATCCGTCCCCTTTTCCAGTATCGGATTCCGGAACGGTCACTTCTTTGGTCGGCATATTGTCGTCAACCAGGACAACTCTACCATTGAGGGTGGCAAGGGTCAGCTCTCTCTCAATGCCGTCCGCATCCGTGCCCTTCATGTAGGATACCAGCTTCAGATTCTCCAGATTGGTCGCCACCTGGGAATGCATGATAGCCAGCGCAAACTTGGACTTGTTATCCCCGAGTGCCTGCTGGATTGCGTTATTCAGAGTAGTTTCTCCGAACTTTCCAGTTTCACCAGTATTAGCGGTAATGTCGTAGGTGTGGCCGTCCACGAACTTCTTGTTCTCGGTTCCGGTCATGGAAAAGATACCTTTCAGAGTAGATACAAGGGTCTCCTGGTCGATATCATCCCAATACTCTGCGACCTCTTCTGCTGCAGGCATGAAGTCCTCTCCGGTAATGTCGGAAGAGAAATCTTTCTCTGTCCATCCGTGCGCACGTCCTACTACAATTCTGCCGTGAGTGAACGTGTCTCTGGAATCTGCCGTAATATTGGTAGATCCATCATAGTTCTGTGGATTTCCACTGATTCTTGCTTTGATCGGCACAGTGATATAATTACCACCTGTCTGATCCGGGAGCATATCTGCATACTGCGGTTTTTCTACGATTGCTCCAGACTTGATAAGTTCGTTTCTGTTAAGATTCGGGACTTTGTCAACATATGCCCCAAAAACTTCACCATTAAAGTTTTTCTGGTCAAATAAAGCCATAAAAAAATCCTTTCTACCTATAATTCTTAAAAGGTGTGTAGGTTAGCGGTAACGCTCCATCCGCGCCACCGGTTGTTTTTCTGTTACATGTACTGTGTGATATCCAGATCCGGATTTTCATTTTTCATTTTCATAAGCTCAGACATAGTGTATTTCTGTCCTTCTGGATGCATCTTAGCTGTCGGTTTTGTAAACACAGCTTTCTTCTGGTTTGCATCAATTTGCTGTTTGTCAACAAAAATTCCGGTTTTCTGTTTTCCGTCCGCATCGGTAATCATACCCTTAAAGATGTCGCTGATAGATTTTCCTTTCGCAGAATCTTTGTCCAGCTCCTGCACCAAAGCTTCCCGATAATGCTGCTCAGTAATGTCATTCAAAAATTCGTACTGCTTCACTCCCTTATCATCCACAGATGCAAGGAAATCATTCACAGTCTTTTCGACTTCAACCTTCCGAGCGTCCGCCGCTCTGGCTTTCTTTTCATCATCGATCTGAGTAGTGAGAGTGCTAATCTGGTTTTTCAAATCATTTACATCGACATCCTTAAATCCGTCCAGCTTTGCCTGCACATCATCCAGAGATGTCTTATATTCGTCTCTTTTTGTCACTACCTTGTCATAATCTGATTTTGTACGATAATTTTCATCCATCTTCTTTTTCAGATCGCTTTTTTTATCCTCTGGAATCTCGATACCAAGCTCCGCAAGGATCTGTTCATAATTCTGCATAACATCCTCCTAAACGTGATTATTAACCGCCCGTCAGCGGTATGGATTCAGCCGGATAAACCACCGGCGGGGTAATCGGAACACCCGGGATCGAACCGGAACAAAGGGCGCGACCCTTCACATCTGCCATTGATGATATGTTCCATATGCTGTCTTTCCAGCCGTCAGCCCGGACACCAGGCACAATGCGCATGTCGGACATTGCATCCGCTTTTCAACCTCCCGGTTTGGCCGTGTTGCCGGAGGTTAGCAACACCCGGTTTCTATTAAGGACATGCGCGCCATTCAACAAGTTACCAAAAGGAAAGAAGGTGCATATGGTTTCACCACACATTCATCATATCTTGTATACTGCTGTCTCCTGTCACCACATCATTTACGCATCTGCCAACATGCGGATCCGGTTCATAATTTCCCGCTTTTCCTCCTGGAAGTCAGAATCCATAATCATTGCAGACAAAAGATCGTACATCTCAACCATCAGCCGTCCAACAGCTTCCATCAACTTGTCCTTATGGCCCTGATCTCCGGTCTTCTTGTAATCCTGTTTAGCCGCAAGATATACATCGTATAACGCATCTATGTTATGGTCATATCTGCCGTTGGAATACTTCTTGATAAGCCCTTCCGCAACCTCAGACACGGTTTCTTTACTCACGTATGAGCCGGATTCCATGCATTTAAGGTTGTTAATCACACTCGTCAGCTTAAAGATCGTATCCAAATTATTCGCCGTCAGCTTTTCTTCCGCATTTTTCTTTTCGATTTCAAGCTGTTTTTCCATTACTTCAATCAGTTTATGCATACTTTTCCACCTCTTTCAGCTTATCCCGGTATTTATCGTGGATATCTTTCTGACTCTCGACAATATAAGTCATGTCGTACCCTGTGGATATCAGGTCAACCATGATTCGCTCCAAGCATTTCAGCTCTTTGTCCACATCTTCCACCAGTTCATCCACATAGATAGCATCTGCGATCATGCCGCCGGTCCGTAACTCGGTCGCGTACTTTTCATACAATTCTTTTGTCGTGGACTCCCATTCTCGATACTGCAGGAATCCATCTTCAACCGCTTTCTGCTTCGTGGACTTGCCAACACTCATTCTATTTGCAGTCTTCCATCCATCCGGAATCATCTGAACGACTCCGTCATAGCGATCCGGGATGATCTGGTTATGGTGGTTGATATAATACCGGTTGAGACATCTGCGCTCTTTGCCTTCGTCAAAATACTGGTATTCGTGGATCCGCTTATATCCTCGGAATCCAAGAAAATCAAAGTAATCTGCCATCTGAGAATGGAACATAAGCGCAGCTATCATTCTTGCATTGATCTCCGCAAAGATATCTTCTGTACTGTGCACGTCTGTCTTGCTTTTAAAGGTAATCAATCAGATCACCCCCTGTCATGACAGCTTTTTGATAATCAGATTTGCATCTTTAACAAGTACAGCTCCTGAGGAAATGTTGCCAACAGATACAATCAAGGATGTTCCAGCCGGAACCGGAATCAGCGCAGATGCTCCGACATTCTGGAACACTCCTGCAGTAACCACTGTATAGTCCATTTCTGTTCCGCCGATTGCTTCGCCGTTAATCTCCATTGTCAAGACAGTTTCTCCAGCCGCTGAAGCTGTAATATTGCTATTAAACTGTACCTCAACCGCCATCGGCTGATTTGTACGGTTTGTAAGGGTAAACTGTCCGCTTCCCTCAATATGATTAAGCCATCCGCTGGCGCATCCGCATCTGCGTGATCTGACTCTTGTGCTGGTAAAAATTACATTCTGCCCTGCGCTGATTTGCTGCGCGTCTTTCGCGATTACATTTAACATATTCTTGTCTCCTTTCAAAAAACAAAGAGGGCAAGCAATGCCTACCCTCTTCTGTGCACGACTACTCAGTAGCCTTGGATTCTTCCAACATGCTGATTATCTTCTTTTGATTTTCCAGTATCCGCTCTAGATACTTTTTGTCCTGCTCTTGCAAATGTCTTGCGAGATCTGCGTTGCTTTCTTGCGACAGGTCGCTCTGGTAATTGAGTGCCTGAAGAAAAACTCCGAGCAGGTTTAAAAGATCCAGAGCAGTCAGCTCCTTGTTGTTCACAGCACGTTACCACTGCCGCAGCACCCGCCCCCGTAAAAAGAACCGGTGTTGTACGCAAAGTACGGGCTGCAAGTCAGATACGCCGGTGTCGGTGTCGGTCTGATTGCATCAACAATGTTCTTGGTCTGGTTGACCTGGGAAATCTGCCAGTATGCAGTCTGGAGATCTCTGTCTCTGTCTGCCAGCTTGTCGCGGAGTCCCTGAATGGTATTATCCTGCATAAGCTGTCTGGTAGCCTGTCCGTCAGCCAGAATGCTCTCTTTGATATCACAGCAACACTGTGCCATCTGCGCCTGGATGTTCTGCGCCATTAACGCAGAATCATACCGGCTCTGCAGGATTTCCTTCTGTGTTTCGCAACAACACTGCTGGGACTGTGCTCCCAACTGCTGCATTCCGAGCTGGTTAGTGTACCGGTTTTCCAGCACATCCCTCTGGGTCTGACATGCTGTGTTGGATACATTCTGATTGGTATTAAAGATATCGCGCTTTACAAACTCATCAGAGATAAAGTTATCATGCACGCCCGTCTCAACACCGCCGCGGTTCCATCCGCCCATCATCGGGAAGATGAATGCAAGCAGGATAATCCAGATCCACCAGCCACCGCCGCCCCACATGCCATCATTGTCATTTCTTGTAACTGCTGCCACATCCGCAGCCGTTAAGCCCATGCCATCGTTTGTCATGTTGGTTGTCTCCTTATCATATATTTATCAAGCCGTTGCGCACCGGCGAGATAGCTATTTAATCATTTTTGCAATTTGCCCAAGATCCATTCCGTTCTGTCGGCACATCTGCTCAAATACCTGTTGTGGATTTTTTCCCTGGCACATATCCATTGCCTTTTTTATGTTCGGATTCTGCTGTGCCAATATGTCCATTGCAGCATGCGGATTCTCAAACTGTTTAATCTGGTTTACCACCTGCATAGCTTGTGATATAGCAGACATAGGGTTGTTTCCACCTGCGTTACCCATCATACCCATTAAAGGATTCATAAGGTTTCCTCCTTCTTCTCCTGCGCCGGTTCACCCAATTTTGTGAGTAACGCATTAAATTCCTCGCGGGTCACATAATCATTGCTTTTCTGAGGTGCTGTGGGCGCGTCAAGTGGAATTTCATGGAACTGAAATGCCTTAAAAGTAGCACTTCCCATGTTATCCACGGTTTTTACATAAAAAATAGGAGAGTTATTGTCCATCATCCATGCAATGTTTCCAGGCTGTACAATCTGGTTCTTTGCCCCATCAACTCCGGCCACATAAATCCAGTTGACATTCTGTGTAGGTATCGCCGGTTGTGCTGGCATTTGATTCGGGTACTGCATCTGCTGCCTTTGCTGTTCCATCTGTTGGATACGTTGCTGGATTTCCAACTGATCCGGTGTCATCATGTTCATTCCGTACACTGGCGGCATATATCCCATAGCTATCCCTCCCATGCCTTCAAATCATCCAAAACGGATGATATGGATATGAAATCTTTGCTAACTTTTTATATATAAATTATGGCATAAAAAAGGAGCCTTGATAGTATCATCAAAGGCTCGTAAAAGTCTCAACACACTTTTATAATCTTTCTGTTTACTCTACAGCTCAACCGCTTAATAGTTGCACTGCTCATATTCATGATTTCCGCACACTGCATCAACGGTACACCCTGCGCCCGATATTCAAACAATGTTCGCTCCTCTGGTGTAAAGTTTGCCATCCGCCGAAAGCGGTCAAGTTCCGGCACCGTAAAATCATAAATTTTCAATATTAACCCTCTTATTTGTCTGTCAATGCATGAATCAGATCGTCCCTCGTTTTTTTTAGACCCTCGACATTGTTCCCGGTAATTTTGTTCTCGATCAGATCAAACATACTACGCATTAACAGACTCATATCATTCCTGTTCTGGTTGATATCCTTGTAGTCCTGATTTAGCTTAGATTTGATATCTTTGATATCGGACTCAATCGTATCCAGCCTACACTTAATGTCCGTCTGTGGTTTCTTTGCTCCGGCATAAATCTTATAGATCACACCGCCAGCAGCTCCGATCACGGTAACTGCTCCGCAAATCTGCAAAAGAGCCTGTCCAAATTCCATATAATTCATTCGTTTTTCACCTCTGATTCATAATGATCGCACTTTTTACAGTCTTCTCTATCAGGGAACCCAAGTATATAATCGCTCTTTTCGCATACGCATATGTCCTCGCATAAATGTATGCAACGTTTCTCTTTCGGTTTATCATCCATTAGCTTATCCCCTTTGCATCCTTATAGAGCTTTGCATCAGCCCTTGCCTTTCGCACCTGCTCCCGCTGCCACTTTGCCATCTGTAGCCGCTCGTTCTGTGGCTTTAGATTGTTGTCCTTGCAGTATTGGCTGTATGCAGTTGACTGTCTTTCAAGCAGATAAGACTTGCGCTCCAGAAGTTGCTGAAGCTCAAACCTTGCCGCATCGTCCTTAGTATTCTGCACCGCATCCTGCAAAGCCATAACCGCCCGCTTGGTGCTCCTGATTCTTCGCTCCAATAACCTCTGTCGTTTCTGAGCCTGTTCTGCCTTGTAGTTGTCCGCCTGGTTGATCTCCTTGTATGGGTTATCTTCTGATCGGCCTGTCCCAGATCCGAATGAGTGACGGCAATTCCATCCACACAGTCCCTCACCTGTGCCGTATCCTGTGGACTCTTTGAAATCCGGGAACCGCTTATCTATTCCGGTGCGGGAATAATACTGCCCTTGCCACCATAGATGATTACTCGGATTCTGCCCTCCATCTCCGGTACGTGCGCCCACATGAGCAGATACAAGAATGATATCCCAGTCCATCTCTTCCATGCGCTTTAAGGCTATGTCTCCTGTCGCCTGTGCTATCCCTGTCCGTACTGCACGCGCTGTGGCAGTCTCCAGCGTGTCCTTGTGACCTGTTGGGTATATGATTACCGCGCCACTGTCTATAGCCATTTCCACCGCTTCTCTGACCGCCTGTGCGTATGATGTTGCTCCGGTCATAACCTTGTTGTACGCAAGGTCACATGCTGTTATATACGTCCTTTGAGCCATTTCTGCCGTTGTCCTTGTAAAGTTATCCCACTCGCCAAGAGTTGCCAGCATATTACGCTCCATGAGCCGTATAAGTCCTGGAGACTGCTCTAAAGGCATAGGAGATAACCCGGCATCAGTATAAACCTTGTGGTCATATTCTAAAGCCTTAACCCCGGCTTCTTCCATTGATGCTTTAATCTCTTTTTTCTGCAGCTTTGTCCTTTTTGCGAGTTCGGCTGTTATCTCTTCTAACAGATATCCTGATTCCTGCAGTGTCTCAATACTCCATCGGTCTGTTCCAGACAATATATAGTCTTTCCCTTTTCCGATCCGCCGGAGTATTCGGATCACAAGACGGTCAATGATATAATCATGCAGATCGGACGCTATCTTTTCGCTTCCTTCCGCCACGTTGCGGAGATATTCCGGGTCAAGCATTTTTTATATACCCAGACTGGCATTCGCTCATCTTCTTGCAACTCATTTCACTATCGCAGAATACAGTTTCATTGCCTTCCAAAACGTTACCTTTATTGCAATATCTTTTCATATTTGCGATAACTTGGATTCTTGGGCATTCACATTCGAGACAACATTCTTTTAATCTGATCTCTACCATCTATTCCTCCTCAAACAGCCCTTTTTCTTTTGGCTGTGCTTCTTCAACCATTTTCTTTGCTTCTTCTTCCGACATACCCTCGAATTTTTGGAAATACATCCATGCCGGCACTTTTCCCTGCATTACATATTGCCACCAGCGTGCTCTGTCCTCTTCCCTGTTGTATGTGATATCTCCGAAGTCATAGGTTACCTCATATGTTCCAACAGGCGCAAGACCGTACAAATCTGCAAAGACATTCAGCGCATAGATTGTACCATTCAGGCACTCTTCCAGTTTATCTCGCACATCTTTGATATACTGGATCGTCCTCCGGTCGTCAGCTTCCACCTGCGTAGCCGTCACCATTCCTGTGCTCTGGTTAAATACAAAGTATCCGTTGCTAAATCCGCACTTATAACCAATCTGGGAAAGAAGCGCATCAATACCTTTCAAACGAGTATCTGTGTTGAGCTGGGGGGTAATCTCCTGGTAAAATTCCTTCTGGTCATTGCCGAACACATTCTTCACGTAATGCGGGAGCTTCATCTCTTCTCTTCTTCTCTCCCGCGTTTCTGTGGTCATGTTGCTCAGCTTCGTTCCGTCCGGAATCAGAAGACGATCATCCGCAAGCACAATCTTCTCACTGTCGTAGATCTCGCCTGCATTCCGGCTGTATGCCACGTCCAGATCTCTTAGCTCCTCAATAGCCTCTGCATATACCGGCAAACCCATAGGTGTTTCCAAATCCTTGTTGTTTGCCTGAGGTGTTCTCATCATGCCAAATAACGGACCATCAAGCCTTGATCCGTCCGCTTTGAGAATCGGCGGCGTCTCTTCCATGAGATTGCTCCAGACCGTGCCAGATAGTGACACCGGTTTCCCAATGTCACTTGGATTATTGGACACATAAGCCTTATTGGTTACTATGTACGGCTCTGTTCCGTCTTCTGCATGTTCAAATCTATGATATTCCAATCTGGTATAGTATTTGTCGTTATCCGTGTATGAATCGCGGAAGATAATGCCCTTTACTCCCAGATTGTCGTACTCGATCAGTAGCACATCCGCAGGAGTAAATACATCAATGCCTGTCCCGTTCGGTTTTAGGAAGACCGTGCCATACGCGCATCCATACTCTACCCAGTGCCGAATCTTGAAGTACATTGCATCAATCTGAGACTGCAGCCATGTTGCCCTGGCAGACCCATTAATAGTGATCCCTATCGCCAACGTAGTCAGCCGCGCTGTCTCTGAGCATACAGATTTTGCAAAGTTAATGGTCTTTACCCCGTCTTTGCCATTGACCCAATATGGATGTCCCGAATATATACCGTAGCAGACGCTGATAATCTTTTCCATTTCCGGCGACACTCGCGCCTTTACGTTAAAATCATCCTCTGCCTTTTTCTTAAAAATCATAGTAAACCACCTCTTGATTGTTGCTATTAGTCCCATTACGCGCTATGACCCCTTCTCATTGCCATAGGAGAAATGCTGTACCTCAATGCATCTATCCAATGATCGTTACCATCCGGATAATCTGCGATAACTTCTCCATTTTTATCAATTTCATGCTCATATTCTATAATTTCTTTATATGCTCTCGGTGTTCTTGCTGGATCTATAACAATCGTGCGGCATTGTAACCATTCGAATGTGTATTTACGACTTCCTGGCGTTACAATGGCTTTTCTTGCAGGTATGCCTGCATCTCGGAAATCAATAACGCTTTCGTCTTCATCGACGCCGCAATAGATAACATAGTCATCATATTGTTTTGCTTTGATCTGATCAGCCATCGCAGCAACACGTATTTTACACCCGCCCATTTCGTCCAAAAGAATGACCTTTTCCTGATTAGGCACATATGCCGCACGTATAAATGCCTTTGGATCTGGCCACCAACCCCAGTCCTGTCCTTGATATATGCTTTGATAATTTTGGATCTCTTCATCCGTTATTGTTTTGATTTCCAGTAAATCAAAAACATTAGTGCCAAGTCCAACAGGAATACCAAGATATTCATGTTCATAAGCTCTCGGATTTGTATTTTTTAAATGTTCAGCGTCATTAATAAACTGTTGCCCCAGCCATTCAATAGGAACTGATCTGTAATCGCTTTTATGCCGGAAGCTATCCGCTCTAGGTTCGTTAACATATGTGTTCGCCCAGTTGCTCCGGCTGATCGGTGGATTAAATGTTTTAAACACTACGAATTTGCTGCCACCACGGAGAACAGACTGTTGTACTGTACGTATTTCTTCGATTCCAGAAAATTCGTCAAGTTCTTCAAACCACAAATATTTAAAATACCCTTTACTCGCTTTGATAGATTTCGTCTTTTTTGCCTTATCCAGTCCTCTAAATATAATCTTCTGGCCTGTCGGCTTATAAGTGTACTGCATAGGGCTTACGCTTGTACTCCACAAATCATTAGCATTGAGCGCATCAATTCCCCATGCGATCTGCTCATATACAGATTCCCTGAGTGTATTGCCAACCTTTCGGAATATAACCGCATTGGACATTACACCATTTTCTGCATCCTGCATCATCAGGAGTGGAATCATCACACCCACAAAAGAAGATTTTGTAGACCCACGTCCACCATACAAATCATAATAGGTGTGCTTTTCGTCCAGAATATCCCAGAACACGTTGTAAAAGGCAGGAGCTATGATTTTCTTCAAATCAACAGAATTATTATTCATCCTGTTCCTCTGGCCTTGGAATATTGTTAATTATGGTGATTCCGCATGAATCATTTTTATTTGTTTCTGCCTTTTCAATACGTTTCATAAGCTCTCTTCCCGCTGCCATTCTTGTATCAAGAGAAGCATCGAATCCAAATTGGTCTTTTATTTCCCCTCTCATCACAGCGGAATAAAATTCTTGAATTTCTGTTATATTTGCAATTCGTTTGCTCTCAATTTTCTTTTGCCGCTCCTGTATATACTCAGATACAGACGGTTTTGACAAGTTTTCAGTTCCAATTTGTCTCGCTGACCGTGCGCTATACCCCGCTTTTTTCGCCGCTTCCGTAGCATTTCCGCAGGCCAAATATTCGTCAGCAAACATTTTCTGCTTTGGCGTCAGCTCGGTCATTATCACCACCTACCATCATTCCCAGTCTGCCAGCACTTCCCATATCTCCTTCAGTGTCATAATCACATCATACTGTGACGCTGTATGCATGATTTCATAGTCTTTTGTCTTCCACTTCTCCCTCACCGGCATCAACACCGGTGTAGATATGGTGTACATGGTTATCATTCGATTCTGCTCTTTACTGTAAAATTGATTTGTATTTATCTTTATCTGCAACTGTTTGGTTAATAATGCCCGTTGCAACTTCTTTATAATCTGATTAGGATTTCTCATCTCTTTCCATTATCACCCCTTTTCCGCATCTTTCTATCAGCACATTTTCCCTTCCATTCTCAAAAACCTGTAAAACTGCTCCGCAACCTTGCGTTTATATGCGTAGAAATCATCCGCTTTTGCTAATATCGCCCGCCCTCGCTTGATCTGAGTCTTGTACCCGGTTCCGGTCGTGAGACTGTCGTATACCGGTACTTCCAGCCCGTATGCAGAGGATATGCAGCACTGGAAAAGCAGCAGTGATTCCTCCCGGCTCAGATGCTTGCAGTATTCATATAGCTTTTCTATATCCTCCGGCCAGACTCCGTGATCCACTAGGCTCTTTTCCCGTGTCCGCATATGTTTTACCTCCTACTACTTCACAAGGCTATCCATTTTGACAACAAATCCATCAAAATTTCTAGTTTCTATATAATGGTTTGTATCAAAAAACATTATTTCCTTATCCTTTGTTACCCCTATACTCATGCCGTTTTTCATCAACGCAGTTCTCAATATCGTTAAGGCCGCTTGAATATCTTCTTTTGCCGTATCAGTCATCGTCTACACCAAATGCCTTTCTCAAATCATGTACTACTTTTTCTGCCGGCTTCTGCAAACTGTTATATGTTGGTCTCAGTTTGCATTTTTCTCTATATCCATCACAAAGAGTTCCGTACAGATATAAATTCCTGCAAATTCCATCCTGTTCAGCGATGCATTTTTTTTATTGTTCATCCCATCCATCCTCTCTGTTATTCGGACACTCCGGGCATCTGCACACCAGCTTCCCGTCATCGTTAAGATAGCAATCATCACCGTACCCGCTGCACTCATAGCAGTAATCATAGTCTGGATCCATGCTCAGTCACCATCCACTTTCAAGTCATCCATATATCCTCCATACTCATCCAGATCACATTTCTTCCGCCAGTAATCCTTGCTGTTTCTTTTGCACTTCCGGCATGGCAGCTCCCAAGGCTCCACATGCTCAAATGCGCAGCCGCAACAGCCGTCCGCATTCTCTTTCATGGCAAGGATCTCATCCCTGCCACGCTCATAGCCTTTTTCACATTCTCCGTCATTATTGTTGCCTTTCTCATCCAGTGAATTATAAATGTGTAAATACATCTCAAAATCGTCAGGATCCATCTTGTCCGAAAGGAAATCCAAGAAATCTTTATTCCGCAAGCATTCTTCCGGCGTTCCGATTTTCCGGTATTCATCCCACATGGCTGCTTCATCGTATGTAAGGACTCTGGCGTTAAAAGGGTTGCTTTTCTGGAGTTTTGATACCCGTTCTATCGAATCCACGACATCTTTCAATGTCATGGTTCCACCAAAAATAGTATTCACACGATCTTTTAATTGGCTATACTCCTGCATATCTCTCAACAGGATTTCTACTTCATTCCCCTTCATCGCTTTCCTCCATTTCTGTCAGCTTGGCTTCTGCTTCCTCTCTAGTGATATACAGCACCTTTCCAATATCGTCCGCCATAAAAAGAAGATGTCTTCCATATTTATCGGTAACTTCCAACGCGTATGAATTATCAAAAAGCACGATTCTCTCTACACTCATTCGGATAATCGGCTCTCTTACTTCCTTATTAATCCGGTACACAATGTCATTCGGTCTGCACGGCAACCGCAGCAACAATCCCCGCTTTTCCAGATCTTCGAGTTCTGCCAGTTTATTACAACACTTACTATGTCCATTTGATCTTATTTCCGGATCTGGAATAGCCTGTCTTTTTTCGCCATCGTCAATCCATTTTGTTAATCTTTTCATCATACACCTACAACAGCTCTGAATTGTCAAATTTATTGCCGACAATTTTTGCATCAACCATGTTTATCCAATACCCTAAATCTTTTCTCATGTATTCTTTATCAGTAACTGACCAGTCCACATAAAATCCAACATGCTCTGTTTTTGTGCTATCAAAGCAGCTTTGATAACTTCCGTATCTAATCGGTGCTATCGTGTCACTAAAGAGATATTTTACCAAATCACCCTCCCAGATCTTCTTACCGTTCTTGTCGATCAGACCTGTGTACTGGCAGATGGTCTCTGGATCAACTAAAAACTCACATTTTCCATCGTTTATGTGATTTTCGTCTTCCAAATACCCTTCTACCCATGTTCCATCTAAATGTTTGTTCTCCGGGCATACATGCATATGCTTCCCACGGAAAAGAATCTCTCTCATACCTCATCCTCCACATATTCTGGACAGTCCTCTGCAAATTCGTAGCTGTCCATATCGTCACACTGGCATCCGCAAGATTCCGATTTGTTACAGCAGATGCAGCACTCGGTCTCGCCATCCAGACATTCTCTGGTACAGTGTTTAGCCATATCATACCTCCTGCGGTTTCTCATACCGCTCAAACTCGATCACCCAGACGTAAGGATTTGCATCCCAACCATACCGGTCAAGGTCGGATTTCTTGATGGTTGATTCCCACAGCCAAGCAAATTGCTCCTTTGCAATCCCGTACTCTGGGTCTACTTCTGTTCCATAATTTTTTTCACCGTATCCGATATCATCATAGAAAAGGTTTCCAACACCTTCGCTTTCTGCCCCCTTTGGTGTTATTTCCTGCAACCGCTCCACTCTCACATTTGTAACCTTAAGCCAGATTCTAGCCGCTGCTTTCGGCATGTGGATGGATGGGTGCCATTCTGGTTCACTTTCCGCCATAGATTCATACATCTTTTCAAATTTTTCATCTGGGAGATGCACTTCTCGACAGCCTTCGTTTTCCTGGTCTTCAGATGCTCGATATACTATATAGGCCATCTTGCTTTCATCGTCCATATTGCTGATACCCCATGTTTCTCGAACATACAGGAGGTCACCCGGCTGATACGGCAATTTGTAAAATCCTTCGCCGTATCCATCGGCATACACCCCTCTACAAGATATATATCCTTTAGGAGTAAATGCTGTATATCCCCATAATGCATCATCTGGAATAAATCCTTTCGCAATCCGCCGTGTGCAGGTCTTCCGCCCGTCCAAAATCGCCCGAACCATTTCGGTGTTAAATAATATCGGTTTAATTGCCATCTGCACCACCGCCTTTAACGATCTCGATTGCTCTTTTAACGCTTATTGCTTTATAGTAGTTATGGCATCCCGGATTAGATTTTCCATACAGTTTGTTTGACTTAGCTTCACTCATTTTCTGTCCGTTCTTTTCCAACTGCTCCACAACCTTGTCCTGGTCGTATATTTTTTCTGATCTGCATAATTCTTCAATCTGATATACGATAAAATAATCACAGGTTCCACGATTAGAAGTATTTATGAGTTCCATCACATCATCTACTCTTACATATTTACCGCTCATCACTGCCTCCTGTTCCATTCGGAAATTACCTCACTCAGGTTATGTCCTGCCGGATAAGACACTACCGGCACAGGACAATCAGGATTGTTGCACTTTACCATATACATCATTCCTCCACTTGACCAATGTTCGATTTTTGGTGTTTTTCCACAGAACGGGCACGGTTTAAGTTTCTCCATCAGCTTCTCCCTCCCTATCTTTCACACAGCCTACTCTATGTTCATAGCAGGCATATGCCAGGTTTCTACCTCTTACTCTCATATATGCAACAATTGTTCCGTCCGCTTTGCATTTCTTGCGTTTTTTATCCAGAAATTCGCAGTTTCCATTACAGTACATACTCATTCTCCTCTCCACGGCTCCGGCAGTGGCATCCAAGCGATTACTTTATACGCCTTTGTTCCACCGCACCCATCTGAATATTTATCCCATTCGAGATACCCATATTTCTTCTCATTCCAGTATCCCGCGTCTCCAAATTTCAGATAGTTTGCAATTCCACAAAATACCTCTGGCTCTCCATACGTCTTTTTAAGAGTTACAAGATACGCTCTTTCATCTTCCGGCAACCGCTCACTCACCGGTATCCACCGGCTCTTCTTCTCCAACTTCGTCAGCTCATCAATCTCATGCCCTTTCGGCTTCCAGAGATGCAAGCAGTTCTCAACATCATTCACGTACTGGCTATTCTTCGGATGGATCTGATAGGCTTCTTCCTCATACTCGAAAAAGATGTCCTTCAGAACACACATATCGTCCCAGCTCGGCATCCTGAACTGTTTCTTTGGCGATACGGATACATGTTCCATGCCGTCCTCGCAGTCACTCCAGATTACACTGCACTTTCCGCATTCTGGCAGCTTCACCCAGGCTGAGTGAAACTGGAACATAATCTCATGTCCCCAGATTCTTTCATTTTTTAAGATTTCATCAAGTTTTTTCATCTTCTATCCTCCAACTCATCAGTTGAGTTAATTTAACTCGTTAATTGAGTTAACTCGAGTTAAGTTGAGTTACGCAAACCGGAGTTGCCCGGTCTGTTCTGCCTGTATCCGCATATTCGGCATTCTCTCCGCCACACAAAGCTCTGGCAGATTAGCTCTGACCATTGCTGCCGGAATCGGTGGGCATACCGCATTTCCACAACGCTTGACCTGCTCTGCTCTCGGATATATCTTTCCGGTGTAATCATGATCTATTATGTAATCTTCCGGGAATCCCTGGCATCCGTACAGTTCCCGTGGTTCCAGCATCCTCAGCCCGATATCAACAATCTGATAATCTACCCCTGCAATGGTCACAAGCCCAAATCTATCTTTGGTCGTAACAGTATCAAGCGGATTTTTGATATCCTGTCCGGTGCAATCACCGTAATATTTAATTAAAAATGCTCTGACTTCTCCAAAGTGCCCAGGCGATGTGGTCACAGTATGTAATGGCTCCCTAATATCCTGCCCAGTACCGCTCTTATAAAATTTGCTTAAAAATGATGTAACCAGTCCATATCTGTTTGATCCATCCACTGTCATGATCGGGTCTTTAATTGTCTGCCCTCGGACTTCTCCTCGTGCGGTCTCGGAATGGTACTGAATCAGTGTTGGACTGATTAAACATTGCTGGTTGCCGGTTGTAATGGTATGCAACGGATCTTCGCAGCTTCCGCCCGGATGATTGGTTGTATTGGTGCCCATATATGGTGCAAGTTTAGGCTCAATAAGACAATGCTCATTTTTGCTCACAATCGTAGTCAGCGGATCTCTTACATCCTTACTTCTATCCGCCGCGAATCCTGTCTGACCGATCTGTACCATATATGGTTCACATAAATAATGTTTTCCATTTCCGACGATGGTGGGTAATGGTTTCTCCACATCATGCACTCTTGGGGCTTGTCCATACCTTTCTCCGTAACCAATAGGTATCATATAAGGCTCTACCACACCGTAACCATGTTTCCCAGTGATAGTCGGCATCGGCTCTCTGATGTCGTTCGGTCTACGCTCACCGCCATGATTGCATTGGATGATAAAAGGTTCCGGATTTTCCAGTACAAATTTTTTCAATCCTCTGGCAATACGCTCCATTGTCTTGGGTGCCAGTGGACGTACCGCCCGGATCCCGTACTTTTCCTTGATCTCTTCGGATGTATCAAAGATACTCGGGCACGGCAACGAAAAATCAAGCTGCGTATATGCTCCAACATATGCCTTTAACAATCCGGCTTTTACCGCCTCACTGTCTGCCGGTCCATGTGTCGGCTCTGGCCACATAATCGGCACTCCATCACACCTGGCGATCAGAAAGAACCTTTTTCTCATAGTCGGTGCACCGTAATCTGCTGCCACAAGCTCCTTTGTCTGTACTTCATATCCAAGCTCCTGCAACTGTTGAATGAACTTCTGATAGGTTTTTCCTGTCTTACTTTTAATCGGTCTATGGCTCCGGTTTAACGGTCCCCAGGTCTTAAATTCTTCCACATTTTCCAGCATGATAACTCTAGGTCTCACAAGTCCCGCCCATCGGCAGGCTACCCATGCCAGACCTCTGATATTCTTGTCCTTTGGCTTACCGCCTTTAGCTTTTGAAAAATGCTTACAGTCCGGTGAAAACCATGCCAGTCCTACTGGATATCCTCCACAGGCTTTTACTGGATCTACCTGCCATACATCCTCACAATAATGTTTCGTGTTAGGATGATTCATCTTGTGCATTCGGATGGCTTCTGGATCATGATTGATGGCTATGTCCACACTGTATCCTGTTGCCAGCTCAATACCAGTGGAAGCACCGCCACCACCAGCAAAATTATCTACTATCAATTCACCGTGAATCATCTTTTCGCATTCTCCTCATCTGCCGGTTATTCGCATTCACTAAATGTGCTTGCTGTCCAAACTGTTTCCCGTATCTGCTCATACCTACCAGCTGCCCTGCGGCTTTGGTCTTGGCATATTTTGATTTACTCATAACCTATACCTCCATAAAATCAAACAGTGTCGGCTCATCCACCTCGTTCTCTGCAGCCTGCAGATATCCAACACCATCCCGGAAGTAATCTGGATTTAGCTCACAGCCTTTTCCATACCGGTGCATCTTTACTGCTGTCATAGGCACCGTCATAAGCCCTCCAAACGGGTCATAAACCGTATCTCCCTCGTTGCTGTAACGATTGATGATCCGCTCCACAATATCCAGCTGTAACGGACACACATGCATCTGTGCGCGTCTGCGGCTCTGTGTTGTGTTAAGGGTACGCATCCGGTTGATATCATCCCATACTTCCATCTGATTCCAGGATCCCGGTGCAACCACCATGAAGGTAGCCGGGAGTTTCCCGTTTTCATCCAGCTTCTTTGCCAGATTCACATGGTCTTCATAGCTGTATATGCTTTCCCGGCTGTACTTCCGGTACACTGCCTGCAGGTTATCTACGGATATGTTTTCCAGCTCTTCCTTGCTGATCAGACGGTCTCCAGATGACCTCCAGTATCCGTGAGCATCAATCTGCCACTGTGCCCTTGTATACTCCTCCTTGGACTTCTTGACCGGCATATCCGCATATGCCGTGGATCTATCTGTCGGAAGTTTCCGAAAAAGCAGGATATACTCCGGGCATCCTACTCCCATCTTGGATCCGTCCTTGCACTGCTCCGACCACCCCAGCCGGTAGGTCTGGTTATTCTCACGAACCACATCCGTTACCACTGTGATCATTCCAAAATACTGGAAGCCGTGTTTCATATAGTGGCTGATGCACTGTGCATGAAATGGTTCAATAGTCGGCATTCCGGTACCTGTCGCATTACCAAACAGCACACGGTCTTTTACATGAATTGCTGCCACTCTGCCAGGGCGCAATACCCGCAGCAGTTCCGGTGTAAGATAATCCATCTGCTCAAAAAACCGGTCTGTATTTTGGTTATGACCGAAATCATTGTAATTTGCACTGTATTCATAGTGATTACCAAAGGGGATGGATGTATGGATCAGATCCACACTGTTGCTTTCCATCGCTCTTGTCTCTTCCACGCAATCTCCATACACCGCCTCATAATGCTGTCCTCGCACTGTTCTTTCTTCTCTGCTGCCTTCCACGCCCATCTTCCTTTCCAGCCGCTCTGCCTTATTTGCAGAGGTCAGTCCATATTTCTTTACAATCTCGATCATCTTTGCAACCATGTGATTGTGGTTCTTCCATTTTTCCAGCAATGCTTCCTTGATCTGCCGCTCATTCTCCATGTAAATGATGTCGATCACAACCGGATATTGCTGCAAGAACCTGTAACACCGGTGCACCGCCTGAATGAAATCATTGAACTCATAATCAAGTCCCAGAAAGATTTCCCTGTGACAATACCTCTGGAAATTACATCCGGATCCCGATAATGATTTCTTTGTAGCAAACAGCTTTGTCTTACCATTCGAGAAATCAATCACCCTCTGCTCCCGAAGGTCATAGTCCATAGATCCGTAAATGTCCACGGTCTCCGGTAATGCCTTTTTAATTGCATGCCGCTCATTTTCGAGATCATGCCACAGCAGGAAATGATCTTCCGGGGATTCTTCCACGATTCTCTTCATCTCAGCTACACGCTGATCTATGCTGTCACGCTTCACTGCTGCCGCTTCTTTTAGTCCTTCCGCTGCTTCCTGAAACAGTTGCATCTGACCGTTCTTGTCAGCAGTATCACCATAGTGCACCGGCAATTCATGCCACCTTACTTCCAACGGCGGCAGATCATAACCGACATCAGAATATGTAGGATCCAGATCTGAAGGTCTGGTGATGAATAATGCCCAGCTACTCACCCACATCCAGAACTCATCTTCCATGTTTGGATACAGGGTCAGGTTATTTGCCTTGGTACTGTCACGCTGAAAGAATCGTGTCAGTGCCTGTCCGGTGTCCATCACTTCCAGATATCCAGCATAATGGATCAGCTCCTTATATTTGTTCGGTGACGGTGTAGCCGTTGCTACCAGCTTATACGGCACGTTCTTGAATTTGTTCAGGAACGTCTGATATGTCTTACTGCCAAATGATCGGAGTACACTCGCTTCATCCAACGATGTTGCCGAAAAATAATCTGGCCGGATGTCTCCATCTCGAACTCTCTCATAATTTGTGATCACGATCTGGCTGGTACTATGTTCCACTTCTTCCATTGTCCGGCAGTATTCTGGTTTCTCATACCCCAGAACTTCCACCGCATCTCTGGTAAATTCCTGCTTTACTCCAAGCGGTAACACGATCAATGCACGTCCGCCACTATGTTCCGCTGCCAGATGGCAAAACTCGATTTCCTGCACGGTCTTTCCCAGTCCAAAGCTTTCAAATAGTGCCCGTCTGCCACCTCTTAATGCCCACATCACAGCATCACACTGGTGTGGCTTCAATGCTTTATTGACTTTCTCCGGATCCACTATGAATCCGCTCTCTGTCGCAAGCTCAATCTTTGTTTCCAAAAACTCTTTGTATGTCATTTCATAAAAGGAGACCGCATATGCTTCACTCTGGCCAGAGTCTCGGCTCCTTTCTTCTATTCTACGTCTATCCCCGTTAAACATCTGGGATGATCCCATTTAATCCTATATCCACAACTCCTACAAAAATCAGATATTACACCGCAGGACACCGTTGCTCCGCATTTCCCACATGTCCACCAATCTTTAATATGATTTCCTTTGTGATATTTGGGTCTAATTCCAGTATTCATTTTTTCATATCGTTCTAACTTTTCCTTGTCTGTCATCTATACCTCACTTCATCTGATCCAGCGGCAAACTTATCTGTCCCTTACAGTTCCCACCAATCGTAGTTGGATCCCAATCAACGCCGATATAATCAAGTACCTTCGCCCAACCATAGTCATTTCCATCAGCGTCCTTGCACATATGGAACATCAGGTAATCCCACTCTTTCGGATTTTCCTTGTACAACATATCGAACCGGTGAGGTCTTTTCTCCATGTGGATTCCGAATCCACACATTGAACAACCGGTACGCTGTGCCTTTGTGGTATATAGGGTTCCATCTGGTTTCTTTTCAATGGTTCCATAAATCTCTGGAATGATGCTGTCTGGCATCTGGAAGCTCTCTGCAATCTTTCCTTCCTCCAGAAGCTTCTCATGGTACTTTTCCTTCAGTCCAGACTTCCACATCTGGTCCATTTCCAGTGCCAAGATCAAGATATCCTGTCTATGGAAGATCGCAAACGGTGCTGATCTGATGGTTGACTTTCCGAAGTAATTACATCCGTTCATCCGTAGGCTTTTGGCACGTCTGCCGCCTTCGGATGCCATCAGTCCCAGATAAGGTACACTGTTATGCTCCTTACCCCAGTTATCACAGTTCTTCTCTTTGAGGTAATAGCAGCACTTGGAAGATACTAGGAAATCCGGCTTCTGATAATTGCACCCTTCATTCTCATTTTCATATCCACCGAACAGCTCCAGCCATCGTTGCTTCAGCTTCATGTTGGAGTCTTTCTGCCAGCCTCCATACTCTCCGGTTTCACCGGTTATGATGGCATGCCGGACCGTCTTATTCTTCTCAGATGGGTTCTGCAGCAATTCTATCTTGGCTGCCACTTCTTTGGATATTACCGGAAATCCAAATTCCTGTATCACTCTGGCTTTCGTCCAGAGCTTCCCGTCCTCTCTCCGTAGCGGTGGTACCCGGATAATCCCCAGTGCTCTATGTACCCGCTGGATCGACTTATCCTCCAGCATTGATGCACTCACTCCTGGAGCATTGATATTGCAGACCTCATGTAAAAACAAGTACAGAACAATGCTGTCCAGTCCGCCAACCGATACATGATAATTCAATCCTCGTCCGTCACATTCCGTGGCAAATTCCTCTGCCCGAATCTGTGCGTATTTCCGCTTAAATTCATACGGCTGTTTTTCCTTTTGCATGAAGGATGCTATCTTTTCATACGTTCCCAGCCGTTCCATTCTTTCTTGTACTGATTCCATTTTCTACGGAGTAAAGAGCTCTTTCACGCTGGCCAGCAAACCTCTTACTCCTTTCAATTATTTTTTCCGCTTGCTACCGCAATACGGGCAATATGCAAACGGCGCATTCACCGGATCCCGGTATTCCATGTCGCATATACCACAGATCGTATATGTAAATTTATAGTCCGCTCCGGCTTCCTCCAGCTCAAACAGCTTTGCCAGAGCCGTATCAATAACCTGCGTGATCCGAGGTTTTCGGCATCTGATGGCCTTAGAGCCAACAACTCGGAAATGCCGCTCGTCAACATATTCGGTCAATCTGTCTACTACTTTCATTTCTTCTTCCTCTTTCTCGGCTGGTACTTGTCGCACCAGCCTACATCACAATTCCGCCGCTGTCCGGTATCCAGATAATAATTGCAGTCAACCCTTGTCTTTCCTCCCATGTCTATCCCATAGGCACATTGGCGACAGTATGAGTTACTGGTTCTCACCATCTTCTGTGTCATTTAGAGCCTCCTGCAAATAACCTCCAGCTTGTTACGGATTTCGGCTAATCTCTCGCGATTGCTAACAAGTGCCTGCTCCATGCAGTTTACCTGTTCAACGTTTTTCTGATCCATATCATATCCGTACAGTTTTCTGCCGATATCACACACAAGACTTTCAATTCCGGTCAGAATTTCTCCTGTATTCACCACCACCTCGGCAAGGTTCATCTCATCACTTGGTTTAACTACCATATTATCGTTCATCATCTTCTTTTCCTCCTGCAAAATGTAATTCCATCAGATCCGCGATCATCAGGTATTCCTGTGCGTATTTACTGTCTTTGTGCGTTTCCTTTACTTTCGCTCTAAATTGTTCAATGGTTCCGCAAAAGCATCCACATATGACACCTATCGCTCCATCCTTCCGGATGAAGAATGTAGATGTCCGCTGCTCACTGCCAAAACCTCCAACCGTTGCATAGTCCAGATCACCGGAGACCTGTGCATCACCGGAGACCCGTGCATCACCGGAGACCCATGCATCACCGTAGACCTGTGCATTACCGGAGACCTGTGCATTACCGTAGACCCGTGCATTACCGTAGACCCGTGCATTACCGTAGACCCGTGCATTACCGTAGACCCGTGCAT